AAGAAATAGGGCTTCCACCTGGGAAGCCCTTTCTTTTTATAGTTCGGCTGTATGTAGGGTACAGCACGATGAATCTGTTAGAGGCGCAATAGTGACAGATTTGATTATCAATTCCTATTTTGTTCTAAGGATAAAACCTTAGGTTGTGATCATCCGCACAATCCCTTAGTAACGCCAGCGGTCATAACGCTGATATTTAGGCACTTTTGGTGCTTTAATCGCCTTAATAACCCACACCACCGCAATCGCCAGTAGTAACCACGGCAGCAACTTAATCATCAATGCCAGCATACCGCCGAGGAACATAATGGCCGTCGCCACAACCAGCGCAGCGATAATACCCAGCAACGAAACGCCGGTGACCATCAGCATGACAAAAAAGCCAATCACAAAAAGTAGTTCCAGCATGATGCTCTCCCAAATATGAAATCTCTTGCTGGCATTACAAGAATCATGCCAAAAATAATCTATTGATTTAACAGCAAAACGCCCCGCGACGGTGCGCAGGGCGTGGTGAATTTGACTACTTTTTGGTGAAAAGTTAACGCTTATCTGCCACCAGTTTGAGCGCGTGTTCCAGCACGTTAATGTCAGCACCAGCTTTATGGGCATTTTCACTTAAATAACGCCGCCACTGCCGCGCGCCAGGAATACCCTGGAACAAGCCCAGCATATGCCGGGTAATATGGCCAAGATACGTCCCCTGGCTGAGTTCACGCTCAATGTACGGATACATGGCGCGCACTACCGCCACCGGATCGGCATCGGTATCCGAGGAACCAAAGATCTCTCGGTCTACCGCCGCCAGAATACCCGGATTCTGATACGCTTCGCGCCCGACCATCACGCCATCCATATGTTGCAAATGCGCTTTTGCCTCTTCCAGCGACTTGATGCCACCGTTAATCGACATTGTCAGATGCGGAAAGTCACGCTTCAGTTGATACACACGCGGATAATCGAGCGGCGGGATTTCACGGTTTTCTTTCGGGCTTAACCCCGAAAGCCAGGCTTTACGTGCGTGGATGATGAACATCTCACACTCGCCTTTGCCGGAAACGGTGTTGATGAAATCGCAGAGAAATTCATAGCTGTCCTGGTCGTCGATGCCAATACGCGTTTTCACCGTCACCGGAATCGACACCACATCGCGCATCGCTTTCACGCAGTCGGCAACCAGCTGCGCATTACCCATCAGACACGCCCCAAACATGCCGTTCTGCACCCGGTCAGACGGGCAGCCGACATTCAGGTTGATCTCATCATATCCGCGCGCTTCTGCCAGCTTTGCACACTGCGCCAGCGCCGCCGGATCGCTACCGCCCAGTTGCAATGCTACCGGATGTTCTTCTTCACTGTACGCCAGGTAATCACCTTTACCGTGAATAATCGCCCCTGTAGTCACCATTTCGGTATACAGCAACGTATTGCGGGAAAGCAGACGCAAGAAATAGCGGCAATGTCTGTCCGTCCAGTCGAGCATAGGAGCAATGCTAAACCGAGAATTCCAGTAAACACCAGTTTTTTCAGGCATCACGCTGGTTTGATTAATTTTTTGTGTTTCATGATTATCGTGCATTTTTGAACATTTCAGGCTGTTTTTCTCGCGTTAGGTTCCCGCACAGGTTCCCACGTTTTATGGGAACCCGAAATAACGAGGTCGTGTAATGGCGTACTATAACATAGAGAAGCGACTAAAATCCGATGGCACACCACGCTATCGCTGTAATGTGATTATCAAAGAAAAAGGTGTTATCACTTACAGGGAAAGCAAAACATTCCCTAAACATGCTCATGCCAAAACATGGGGAACACAGAAAGTGATGGAATTAGATCTATATGGCATTCCATCATCAAATGCAGTTGACGGACTTACAGTCCGTGACTTACTACACAAATATTTAAATGACCCAAATGCCGGAGGTAAAGCAGGCCGTACTAAAAGATATGTGCTGGAACTGCTTATGGATAGTGACATCTCCGCGATCAAACTATCTGAACTGACAGAAAATGACGTAATTGAACATTGCAGGCTAAGAAACAACGCTGGTGCAGGTCCAGCAACAGTCAGCCACGATGTTAGTTATCTTGGCAGTGTTCTGGATGCGGCCAAACCTGTATACGGAATTAATTACACATCAAACCCGGCGAAAAGCGCTCGCCCATATCTACTTAAACTTGGTTTGATTGGTAAATCAAACCGTCGTAATCGTAGACCAGCATCTGATGAACTGGACATGCTCATTGAAGGCCTTCAACAACGATCTACTCATAAATGCTCAAAAATTCCGTTCGTTGATATCCTCAAATTTTCTGTGTGGTCCTGTATGCGGATCGGAGAAGTATGCCGGTTACGATGGGAAGATCTCGACCAGGAACAAAAATCTATACTCGTAAGAGACAGGAAAGATCCACGCAAAAAGGAAGGCAACCACATGAAAGTAGCCTTGCTTGGGGAAGCCTGGGATATCGTCCAACGACAGCCCAAAAAATCGGAATTCATTTTTCCATATAACAGCACTTCTGTTACTGCAGGATTTCAGAGGGTAAGAAGCAAATTAGGTATTAAAGATCTGCGATACCATGATTTGCGTAGAGAAGGGGCAAGTCGCTTATTTGAGGCTGGTTTTAGTATTGAGGAAGTCGCTCAGGTTACAGGGCATCGTTCATTAAACGTGCTATGGCAGGTATATACCGAACTGTATCCGAAATCTTTACATAATCGTTTTGAAGAGCTCCAAAGGAGCAGAAATAAGACCTCTTGACACTGTTTATCCATACAGTTGAAAATAACACTGTATACAAACACAGTATAGAGGGGCTTTTATGCGTATTGAGATCTGCATAGCCAAAGAAAAAATGACTAAAATGCCAAACGGTGCTGTGGATGCGTTAAAGGAAGAATTAACCCGACGCATCAGTAAACGTTATGACGATGTAGAGGTGATCGTAAAAGCCACCAGCAACGATGGCCTTTCTGTTACGCGCACCGCCGATAAAGATTCAGCTAAAACTTTTGTTCAGGAAACTCTGAAAGATACCTGGGAGTCTGCTGACGAGTGGTTTGTTCACTAATTAGCACGTAAAATCAGTAACGGCTGGAAATCATTCAATACTCGCACTATCGAAAGTTAACCAGCCAGCCGCAGTATCCTATCATGACAAGTTACTGCGGCTTTTTACTTTTTATATTTAACGGATCAACATCCAGATCAGCAGACACGGCACCACCGGCACAGCAAAATCCATCAGGCTTGCCACATCCCACGCGCGCGGATCAAAACCGCCCCACCACGGCATATTCATTCGCTTGCCATGCCCGAACATTTCAATCCAGCGATATTCTGCCTGGGTGTGTTCCCGCGCAATGAAGAACGTACAACCAGCTATCGCACCGTAAACCCAGTTTCCGGTAAAAAGGCCAATCAGTACCTGCGCAGCCACAGCACAAAGTGCATGAAGGAAAGGTGTTATATCCATTACTCCTCCTTTATCCGATATCGCTTCGGGAAACGGATAACAACTTTAATTCTGACTCAAGTTCATCAACTCTTTCAGTCAGCTTCTGGATATGGTGAATCAGTGGAACACCCAGACGTTCGTACATTACACCTTCGGCAACAAGGCCATTGCTGGAAATAGCTTCCGGTGCATCATCTTCGTTAGCTGGTCGCCAGTGTACAAACTGAGGGGCAATTTCTCCTACTTCCTCGGCAATCAATCCGTAGAATCCCCAGTCACGCCTGTCATTTTCGCATTGTGACCTGTACCACACAGGGCGCATCCTGAAAATGAGATCGGCGTGCTCTGAATCTATTGTCTCTACTGAATCTTTATAGCGGATAGACGATGTTGACCGCAGTACAGACGAAATTGCGGAGTCAGGATTAAGATAAAGGTTTGCCGCCGCTGTAGTCGTGCCCAATCCCCACAAATAAAACGCTTCACGGCCAGTCAGCGGGTAAAAATCTCCACCATAACGACCGCTTTCCAGAGCGTTCACTTCCAGTTTGTTTTTCAGCTTATTATCAACTTCAGTTTTTGTGTATCTGGAGCTGATATCCTGCTTTGCACTGGTCATATCAGTCTGAAGCGTTGATACTTTTCCGTTAATTGAGGAAATATCTTCCTTGGCTTTACTGACATCTCCCTTTAGCGTTTTGATGTCATCAGGAATTACTGTCGATGTAGCCATTTGTCTCCCTCACATCCAGCCACGAAGTTGATGCTCAACAACAATCGCGTATTTATCGAATATTGACGATTTTTTTGCATCATTAATGATGCGCACGCTTACAAAATATCCGTCCTCCTTAACACATACCGGCTCGCCATCTTCAGTAAGTTCTCCGGTTTCTTTGTACACATTACCTATCACGTCAATAAGAATATCATCCTGCATCGACTCGTCATCATAATAGCCAATGCTCTCCATAAAGGCCGAAAAGTCGGCCCTGTCGACAAATTTGAGTGTTAAATCTTTCATTAGATTAACTCCCCCACCTGAGCATCAGTCAATGCCTTGTGCCATATTCTGAAATTCCTGACATGACCAAATAAATGGCGTAAACCGGCTGTAGTCTGGCCTCCAATACGGATAATTGCGGAGTTCTGAATACAGGACCATGTGGTTTTTGTTTCGCTGGATATGCGCCCGTTACTTACTGAGCACGTAGACTGATCTGATTTTACACGCATCCCCATAACCATTTTTTCAAGCGATGCGTTTTCGTTTACCCGTCTGTTAGCTCCTCCAATATCGCAATAAGGAAATCCGTCGTAATCTGTTGAACGACCGAAGCCAAGAATAATAGCCGCTCCGGTTTGATGACCGCCGGTATCAAAAACACGCGGCGCTGCATTTGGCGTTTTATACCAGTTCTTATGTACCTCACAAAGAACCGTAAAAGGAAGATTATAAAGATTATTATTAATTGGAACTGTAACTATATCGCTTGCGCGGGTAGCCGCCGTCGTTCCTGAGATAATAAAAGATGATGCACACGAACCATCCTCAACCTGAGGGGTGGCCAGATAAATATAGTCTCCAGATACGGTTGCTCCGCCCTGCTTAGGAGAATACTGTATCTGAGAACCTATTTTTAACTCCCCATCAATTGCCTGAATTGTTGCCTCTGCAAAAATCCATCCGGTAGCTTCGTCCTTTCTGACTCTCGCTGTAATCCTTGAGGCTGCACCGCCTGTCATATTAATTTCAAGCGTTTGTGTATCAATATACGCATCACCAAGAAAAGTTATTGCGCTACCGTCATATTTATCAAACCGGATACGCAACCTTACCTGCAGTTCTGTTTTAAAACGACATGAAGTTGTCACGTATTTATTATCGCCTGAAACATCAACTGACTTTGTTGCAGCAATTGATGCCATATTAATGGCTGAGGTTTGCCCAATCAGAGAATCGTTGCAGACAAACTTTCCATAAGTAAAGCCAAAACTATCCGTCCCGGTTTCGGGCACATCCATATTTACCGACTTGCCCCAACTGGCAGGATTTTCCGAATTGAGCATGTAGTTTGTTCTTTGCCCCTCAATAAGCAGGCCATCACGTTCAAATCGTGGCTCGTCAATGGCAGCCTCTGTAAGCACACCAGATTTATTAATATAGGTTGCTTTCGATGCGCGTTTAAACTTAACCACCTTGTCACCAGGCATCGTTATTTCGTCGTCACCAATAACAATCTTTTTATAAGATGGCGAAAAGCCCGTAATCATATCCAGTGAATCGTTAAATGGTATCCACACATCAGGCAGCGGCTGTAAGACATATTTATACGGCTCCGCAGCCTGGCTTGCGTACTCTCTGGCTGCATCTTCGCTTGCTTTAGCTGCCGTCTGGCTTGCTGCCGATGCTTTCGCTGAGTTCGCAGCCGCTGTTTCGCTCACCTTTGCGTTGGTTTCACTGGTTTTTGCTGCTTTTTGACTGTTGGCTGATGCAGTGGCAGAAGCAGCCGCCGCGCTTGCAGAACTGGCTGCGGCACTCTCGCTTTGGGCTGCTGCATCCTGACTGTTTTTCGCCGCAGTTTCGCTGGCTTTGGCATTCGTTTCGCTGGTCTTCGCTGCCGTCTGGCTGGACTTTGCGTTAGTTTCACTCGTCTTCGCAGCTTTCTGGCTGTTAGCCGCAGCAGTTGCTGATCCAGCTGCTGAAGTCACAGAACCGGCTGCCGCGCTCTCGCTTTGGGCTGCTGCAACCTGGCTGTTTTTTGCCGCAGTTTCACTGGCTTTGGCATTCGTTTCGCTGGTTTTCGCTGCCGTCTGGCTGGACTTTGCGTTGGTTTCGCTCGTCTTTGCGGCTGTCTCGCTGTTTTTCGCGTTGGTTTCTGATTTTTTGGCTGCTGTCGCGGAGTTTGCCGATGCAGTCTTTGAGGTCGCTGCCGCCTGTGCACTATTAGCTGCATTCGTTTCTGAGGTTTTCGCCGCGTTCTTTGATGATGCCGCTGCAGTTTCGGATTTCTTTGCCGCCGCTGCGCTCTGAGAGGCGGCTTCAGCGTTGCGTGCCGCTTCTTCCACCATTTCCTCAAAACGACGCAATGCCTCCGGCATGACATCATCTTCCGTCATGGCACCGAGAAAATCATTCAGCGTACCTGGTCTGGAACCTTCATAGACGGTAATGGTTCCGGCATGTAAAGGCGGAAAACCCTCAACCAGCAGGGTGACGCTGTACTGGCCATACTCAACATCCATACTGTAACGTCCGGCTTCATCCGGATTTTCAGAAGCCACCGTGTTCACCAGTACCGTGGTGCTGTTACGCTTTGCTTTGAGCTGAATAGTACAGTTCTGTATTGGTTTTCCTGCACCGTCTTTCAGCACGCCTGAAATCTGTACTGCCATATTCACTCCACAAATAAAAAAGGCGCCATTTCTGGCGCCCGTATTTGGGTTATAAAATTCAACTGATACTGATACCGGCTGTTGATTTCTTCATCACGACAACAAGAAGGTCGCTGATACTGGTCGTTGGCGTCCAGTTATTTGCACCATATGAAGAAACATTGAAAGTCAGGGTGACATGGCCGTGTCCCGCTGGCATATCAATGACGGATGAAAATACCCTGCTGACATCCGTCGCGGGTTGCTGAAAGATTTCCTGTCCGTTCTTCAGTACCTGCAGCTTACAGGTTGAATACCAGTATGACTGTTGGTTGTTGCTGTTGAAGTTTTCATGCTTACCACCGCGAAACAGAACGGGTGGGATTACTATCTGACGGTCAAAAGCCTGGTCATCGTACACAGTGACCGTTATTGTACCGCTGGCATAACTGCCATTTCTCGGAAAGGCTTTTCCCACCGTTTTGACAATATCACCTTCAATCTGGTTGGCAGACAGTTTTCCCAGAATCCGACAATTCTGGTTAATCGTGACATTATTGAGCGTCCCGGAGTTCGCATTCACGTTACCGCTGATATCGGCATTTTTCGCCGTCAACCGCCCGTCCGGTGTCAGGGAAAATGCCGGTGGATTTCCACCGCTGGTAATGGTGGGGGCCGTCAGGCGCTTCAGGAACACGTCGTTCATGAATATCTGGTTGCCCTGCGCCACAAACATCGGCGTTTCATTCCCGTTTGCCGGGTCAATAAACGCGATACGGTTAGCGGCAACCAGAAACTGGCTCAGTTTGCCTTCCTCCGTGTCCTCCATGCTGAGGCCAATACCCGCGACATAATGTTTGCCGTCTTTGGTCTGCTCAATTTTGACGCCCCACATGGCATTCCATTTATCGTTGGCGTCCTTCCACTCTTTCGAAAACTCCTCCAGTTTGCTGGCGTTATCTTCCGTCAGCTCAAAGTTTTCCAGCAGTTCCTTGCCGAGATGCGTTTTATTGATCAACCCTTTATAAAAATTCAGATAACCTTCCGCATCATCGCTCGCCCGACCAACGGCCTCCACAAATGCCGATTTACCAACGGTGTTCACGCTGCGGATATAAAAGTAATAATCATAACCCGGCTTAATATTGCTACTGGCGGCTATCCAGTACAGCGCCGTACCAAGATAACGCGCGCTGGTTTCAACCTGCCTGATATCGATAATCCGCTTTTCCGAGAACCAGAACTCAAACTGCACCGTCGGGTCATATACAGCCAGTTTCGGGACCGCTGTTATCTGAAAATACCCTGGTATCAGTTCAATAGTGACAGGCGCTGCCGGTGCCGCAATCCGGAACGATACCGATGCCGGATCGCCCTGCTGCCCCCACGCATTTACCGCCCGGACCGTCAGCGTGTAACGCCCCAGCGCCAGTTGCCTGAAGCGGTATGTGGTTTCCGTCGTCCGGGCCGTGCTGACCAGCCGCTCACTGCCGTCATCCGCTGCCACGGTCAGGCGAAGCAGGAAGCTCACGCCCTTCACCACCTTCGGCGTGTCCCAGCGCGCCAGCACCTGATATTCCCCGCTGTCTGCGGTGACTTCGGCAGTCAGGTGCTGCACCGCTGGCGGAGTAACGCCATTCACCGTTCCGCTCTGGTCGCCGTCAAAGTGCGCCCCGTTATCCACGATGGCTTCTTTTTCCGGCACATGCTGCACGGCAGTGATGGCATACGTGCCGTCGTCGTTCTCACGGATACTCACGCAGCGGAACAGGCGCTGGCGCAGCGTCGGCAGCTTCAGCCCCCACACGCTGTATTCAGCAACGCCGTCAGGAACCCGGCTCACTTTTACCTTCACGCCGTCGGTGACGGACTGAACCTCCACGCTGACCGGATTGCCATTTCCGTCAACCAGGCTTATCAGCGTGGTGCCGGAGGATGACAGCGTGATTTCACGGTCGAGCGTCAGCGTCCGGGTCTGGCTGTTTACCGCCAGCACGCGCCCGCCGATGCTGATACCGGCATAGTCATCATCACAGATTTCAATGACATCGCCCGGCACATGGCGAAGCCCTTCTGCGCCCACGCTGAAGTCCACGGTCTGCGTTTCCAGCAGTTCTGTTTTAATCAGCCACAGCCCGGCGCGGTGTGCCTGCCCCCGGCTGGTACAGCCAAAAGCATCCATCTTCGTGACGTTACGACCGTAACGGGCAATGGCCTGCGTATCCTCCACAAGCTCTGTCGCCGTCTCCCAGCCGTTGTTCGGGTCAATCCAGTTCACCTCAACGGCATTATGGCGGTCTTTCAGGGAGCTAAAGCTGTAGCGGAATGGTGCGCCATCATCCGGCATCACCACATTACTGCGGTTATAGGTCCACACCTTATCCGACGGTCGGTCCTGCACGAACGTCAGCGTCTGCCCGTTCCATACCGGCATACAGCGCATCGCCGAGCAGAAATCACTGAGCACATCCCAGGCCTTGCGCTGTGTGGTCAGGTACGCATTACAGGCGATGCGCGGCTCCGTGCCGCCAGAGCCGTCCGGCACCGACTGGTCGCAGTACTGGCCGATGACATACAGCGCCCATTTGTCCACATCCGCCGCACCAAGACGTTTCCCCATGCCGTAGCGCGGATGGGTCAGCATATCCCACAGACACCAGGCCATGTTGTTGCTGTATGCTGGCTTAAACGTTCCGTCCCAGATACCGCTGTATTGCCGCGTCTGCGGGTTATAGTTCGACGGCACCTGCAGAATGCGCCCGCGCAGATGATAATTACGGCTCACCTGCTGGCTGCCGAACTGCTCCGAATCCACCTGTACGCCGACCAGTGCCGTGTTCGGGTAGCACTGTTTCACATCGATAATTTCGGTGTATGACGACCAGAGCGTTTTGTTCTGCAGCTGGTCTGTGGTGCTGTCCGGCGTCATCCTGCGCATCCGGATATTGAACGGGCGCGGCGGCAGGTTACCCACCACCACCGAGGCCAGATACTGTGAGGTGGTTTTGCCTTTAATGGTGATGTCTTTTTCCGTCACCCAGCCACCGTTACGCTGTATCTGAACCAGCAGGCGGACTTCCGACGGATTCCTGTCCCCCTTTGAGGTGGTTTCCACCAGTGCCTGCACGCCGAAGGTAAAGCGCAGACGGTCGATGTTTGCCGACGTGATGGTGCGGGTGATCGGCGTGTCATATTTCACTTCCGTACCCAGCACCGTCTCGGAACCGGAGGATTCAAAACCCTCCGGCGGTGTCTGCTCCTGCTCACCTGCCCGGAACACCACCGTGACACCGGCGATGTTGGTATTCCCTTCACTGTCCAGCACCGGCGTACTGTTCAGCAGCACGCTTTTTAATCCATCCACCGGACCTTCTATCGACCCTTCGCTGATGGCATCGATCACACTCAGTAACTGCGTGGATTTCAGGTTGTCCTTCGCTTCGCGTGGGGTATGCCCCTTACTGCTGCCTTTACCCATTCGTCATGCTCCATAAACGACAAAACCGCCCGCAGGCGGTTTCACATAAAACATTTTGCATCAGCGACCAATCACCACAACCTGACCACCATCCCCTTCGTCTGCCGTGCTGATCTCCTGAGAAACCACCCGCGACCCCACACGCATTTCACCGTACAGAACAGGCAAAACATTGCCCTGGGCAACCATGTTATCCAGTGAGGAGAAATAGGTGTTCTGCTTACCGTTATCCGTTGTCTGTGTGCGGGGAGTTCTGGCTTTCGGTGCCAGCATCTGCGCCACACCGCCGAGCACCATACTGGCACCGAGAGAAAACAGAATGCCGGTCATACCACCGGCCCCAATGGCTGCCCCCCATGCTGCAAGGGTGGCTCCGGCGGTAAAGAATGATCCGGCAATGGCGGCTGCCCCCAGGACAATCTGGAATACGCCACCTGACTTGGCCCCGGCGACTCTGGGAACGATATGAATCACAGCGCCGTCAGGCAGAGCCTCATGTAACTGCGCCGTTAATCCGGACGTGCTGACATCCTGCCCGGCAATACGTACCTGATACCAGCCGTCGCTCAGTTTCTGACGAAACGAAGGGAGCTGTGTGACCAGCGCCCGGATGGCTTCAGCCCCCGTTTTCACACGAAGGTCGATGCGGCGGCCAAATCGTTGTAAATCCCCGTAAAGGCAGATGCGTGCCATGCCCGGTGATGCCAGAGGGAGTGTGTGCGTCGCTGCCATTTGTCGGTATACCTCTCTCGTTTGCTCAGTTGTTCAGGAATATGGTGCAGCAGCTCGCCGTCACCACAGTAAATGGCGGCATGATTCGGCACAGATGAACCAAAACAGCACAGCAGCACATCGCCCGGCTGCGCCGCTGACAGCGGCACCTGATACAGCCCTGTGGCCTCCAGATTATCCAGATAGAGATTCTGACCGTTACGCCACCAGTCATCCTCACGATGAAAATCCGGCATCTCAATCCCCGCCAGATGGTAAGCATCCCGGAACAGCGTGTAACAGTCCGTCACCCCGTGCTCAAAGCGCCGCCCGGTGAGATGCGGCACACAGCGGAACTTATGAATCTCACCCCGGCAGACCAGCAACCACGGCAAATCACTCTGCACCTGCAGCCGCCGGTCAGCCTCACTCAGCCAGGGCAGACCACCGGGGTGGCTGTGGACCAGCGCCACAATCTCACCCTGCATTTCTGCCTGCAGCCAGTCCTCCGGAGCCATCCGGAAATAATCCTCCGGCTCACCGGAGATATTCACGCAGGGGAAATATCTTTCCCCCTCCGGCGTGCTTACCACGAAGCCGCACGACTCCGCTGGCGCACATCGCCGGGCGTGCGCCAATATATTGCTATAGAGCATGAGAACTCCTGATAAAAAACCCAGCCGAAGCTGGGTCATTTCGTTGGCAATCTGTTAGTAGTGATGCAGTGAAGGAGGTAATTCTTTGTTCTTAAGTCTTACCCATGCAGAAAGATTCGTTGGTCCGTCTGGCTCATTAATATCAATATCTCGCGTGTGATTGATTAAAACGTCTCTCGCCATTCCGATAACATACGAGAACTCATGGCCGTAGTCGTAGCACCTGCCAGAATAGTTTGATTGAATTTGCTTTAGCGCCAGATACAGTTCGCGGAATAATGCCTGTGAGCGGTTGGCATAATCCCATAGCCATACAAGGCTGTTTGCTTCTTTTGCGGAAAGCTCGTTGGTGCTCTTCTCTTGTTTGCCGATTAACTCTCCTTCAAGCGGAACGCGAGCAGCAAGTGACAGAGCTTCGGTAAACTGCTCCTCGCTGATTTCTTTGTATGAACACCCAAAATGAGATTTCAGTGACGACCACATGGTGATCATCGCCTTCGCCTGTTTTTCTTTTGGCAGAGACTGACCGCGACTCATGACGAGTTGCTTAATGGCTTCCTGCTGTTCAGTGGTGATTTTCCCCAGCAATGCCTTTTTAGCTTTGCGCGGGTTAATCACATGGCCTTTAGTCCAGTACTCGTAGAGCACATCGTCACACTCTTCCTGATACTGGATTACCTTGTCGCGAATTTCAGGGCGGACTTTGTTAGGACTGATGGTTTGGAGCCAACCATTCAGTTTACGCAAAGCAAGGCAAATCATGGTCTGCATACCGCCAACTGAAGGTATTGCGATTTCCACAATACCTTTAGCAAATCTTTGTTTTAACTTTGTAAACTGTGAAGCCCAATCCATACCCATTCCCTCAACGATAGGTTTCATTGGGGTGTACGGTTCGCCGTTGTGATTGACGACATAAAGCTCTGCGCCGTGGAATGGCACGTTGATAGTAGATACCGCTGTTGCTATACTCATTTCGTTAGTTCCTTGGAAGTTACTGACATAGAAGCCCGATTTGTGTTCGCGCACTGTCGGGCTTCGCTATTTTTATGTCCTAGCATTCTTCTCTCCAATCAGTCCGTACACTTTTCTCAATTGATAAATAAGTTCCGTGTTGAACTGTCGACACTCTTTTTCTCCATTTCTTTCAATCGCCTTCCTTACATCCTCTGGGAAACGAACCTTGCGTTGATACATGTCTTTTGCTTTTTCCATCTCCACTCCTTAAATAGCCTCACTGTGGGGCAACCAAAATTGTCACACCGTGCGTCATTGAAGTCAACCCCACCGTGGGGCATAATTTACTTATTGTGAATTTTTCCTGTTTGGACTAATGGTATGAGTAGAGAAGACCCTCAACTTCGGATTAGGCTTCCTGTTGAATTAAAAAAAATAATTGAAGCGTCATCAAAACAAAATAATCGTTCTATGAATGCTGAGATTGTCACTCTGCTTGAGTTGGCGATTCGTGTTTGTCGTGATTTTGGGCCGGAGGATGGTCCTATCGTTCAGCAGTTTAAAGAACAACTAGATGCGATAAACAGAAAATATGATAAAAGCGAGCATGAAAAACTTATACCTCAACTTTTAGAAATCATAGAAAAACAGAAAAAACAAGTAGATAAACTTATTAGCATGGTTGAAAGATCAATTCCTCTTTCAGAGGAATATAAGCAGAAATATCTTGGTGATGACAACAAAAAACCCACCTGATGGTGGGCATAATCCATTACTGCGAAAGTTTGTTAATGGAAAGGAAGCCGCCAAAGTTGCCGACGTTATTGCGAAACTTACAGCCACTCAGGCATTTGCTGCATTTATCCTTCGTGATATCGGACGTCGGCTGGTCATATTCATCCGCGACCGCCGGACCGTGATAACCGCACTCATCGCCGCGATAGGTCCAGGTGCAGGTGTTGGCCAGCATGATACGTCCCGGAAAAACAGCGCCGTCCGTTTCCGTCGGCGTGGACAGTACAAAAGAGGCACTCACCGCGCTCAGTTCGCTGCACTGCTCAATGCGCCAGCGGCTGATCACCTCCTGCTCCGGATCGGCGTCACTGTTTCCGTTGACGAAGTTCACCGCATCCAGAAAACGGGCGTAAACCTTACGCCGGACCACCGTTCCGCCGACCAGACTCTGCAGATCTTCCGCCATCCCGGTGACCATACCGTACAGGTTAGAAACCGTCAGCGTGGGGCGCGTACTGGTGCCTTTGCCATTCAGTTCAAAACCACTCCCCTGAATGGGATACGGCTGATACTGTCGCCCCTGCCAGGTGACCGGCTCACCTTTTTCGTTCTGCTCATTACAGAAAAAATAACGTTCTCCACCGACCTCTGTCAGATCGATTTCCCAGAGCACCACGCTGGCAGACTGCTCCGCACGGGTGCATTCATTCAGTGTTTCCTGCCGGATATCCTGCATCAGTTCACCACCTGTTCAAACTCTGCGCTGAACTCAACACGCAGCATACTGACCCGCGACGACCATTTTGCGCAGGTCACCTTTATCTGCCGCCACTCATAAGGCGGCGTCCACAGAAAGGATTTCCAGCCCCCGTGCTCAGCCAGAAACGACTCAAGCGCCGTGGCCTCCCAACGGGGAACAGAAAGCGTCACGCTGTACGTTTTCAGGTCGGCATTCAGCCCGGCAGGCGCTCGCTGGGAATAGCCATCACCAAAGCGCACCTTTCTTACGGAAGGGGCCGAAGCCACATCCATACCGGGTTTCACTTTCCAGCGGAAGGTTTTCATCGTCCACCTCCGGAGAACAGACCACCATCGCGCATCTGCCCGGTCACAACATCCATTGCCGCCTTACGGGCTACGTCATAAACCGCCTTCAGTGCCTGTGGCCCTATCTGCCCGTTCGTGCCGTCGTTGTTAATCACCACATGGTTATTCTGCTCAAACTTCCCGGACGCCTGCGAGAGGCTGTCCGCCATGCTGCCCGGTGTACCGACATAACCGCCGGTGGCATAGCCGCGCATCAGCCGGTAAAGATTTCCCACGCCAATCCGGCTGGTTGCCTCCTTCGTGAAGACAAATTCACCACGGTGAACAATCCCCGCTGGCTCATATTTGCCGCCGGTTCCCGTAAACCCTCCGGCCGCAAAATGGAATTTCGCCGCAGCTGCCTGAATGGCTGTACCGCCTGACGCGGATGCGCCGCCGCCAATGGCGCTGCCTATACTTCCGACAATCCCCACCATTGCCTGCTTAAGCAGAATTTCTGTCATCATGGACAGCACGGAACGGGTGAAGCTGCGCCAGTTCTGTTCACTGCCGGTCAGCATCGCCGCCATATTCTGTGCAATACCATCAAAGGTCTGCGTGGCAGCACTTTTAACCTGCGACATACTGTCCGTGGCGCTCTCTTCCCACTCACTCCAGCCTGACCTGAGGCCTGCCATCCAGCTCCCGCGAAGCTGGTCTTCAGCCGCCCAGGTCTTTTTCTGCTCTGACATGACGTTATTCAGCGCCAGCGGATTATCGCCATACTGTTCCTTCAGACGCTGTTCTGTGGCTTCCCGCGCTGCCTGCCGGTCAGTCAGCCCCCGGCTTTTCGCATCAATGGCGGCCCGTTTTGCCCGTTGCTGCTGTGCGAATTTATCCGCCTGCTGCGCCAGCGCGTTCAGGCGCTCCTGATACGTAACCTTGTCGCCAAGTGCAGCCAGCTGGCGTTTGTACTCCAGCGTCTCATCTTTATGCGCCAGCAGGGATTTCTCCTGTGCAGACAGCTGGCGACGTTGCGCCGCCTCCTCCAGTACCGCGAACTGACTCTCCGCCTTCCACAAATCCCGGCGCTGCTGGCTGATTTTCTCATTTGCTCCGGCATGCTTCTCCAGCGTCCGGAGTTCTGCCTGAAGCGTCAGCAGGGCAGCATGAGCACTGTCTTCCTGACGATCGCCCGCAGACACCTTCACGCCGGACTGTTTCGGCTTTTTCAGCGTCGCTTCATAATCCTTTTTCGCCGCCGCCATCAGCGTGTTGTAATCTGCCTGCAGGATTTTCCCGTCTTTCAGTGCCTTGTTCAGTTCTTCCTGACGGGCGGTATATTTCTCCAGCGGCGTCTGCAGGCGTTCGTAAGCCTTCTGCGCCTCTTCGGTATATTTCAGCCGTGACGCTTCAGTATCGCTCTGCTGCTGCGCATTTTTGTCCTGTTGAGTCTGCTGCTCAGCCTTCTTTCGGGCGGCTTCAAGCGCAAGACGGGCCTTTTCACGATCATCCCAGTAACGCGCCCGCGCTTCATCGTTAACAAAATAATCATCCTTGCGCAGATTCCAGATGTCGTCTGCTTTCTTAAACGCAGCCTCTGCCTTAATCAGCATCTCCTGCGCGGTATCAGGACGACCAATATCCAGCACCGCATCCCACATGGATTTGAATGCCCGCGCAGTCCTGTCTGCCCAGGTCTCCAGCGTGCCCATGTTCTCTTTCAGGCGGCGGGTCTGGTCATCAAACCCTTTCGTTGCGGCCTCGTTCGCCGCCTGCAATGCCCCGGCTTCATCGCCGGAACGCTGCAACTGAGCAACATACGCAATCTGCTCCGCCGTCACGTTATGGAACTGGCGTGCCATCGCCGTCAGCCCCGACGTCGGGTCTGTGGTCAGCTTCCCGAAGGCTTCAGCGACCTTGTCCACCTCCACGCCGGATGCAGAGGAGAAACGCGCCACACTCTGGCTGATGGACGCAATCTGAGCCTCACCGCTTACCCCCGCCTTAACCAGTGCGCTGAGTGACTCGCTGGTCTGGTTAAACGTCAGCCCTGCCGCCTGCCCGGCTCTGGACAGGACCAGCATGCGATCTGCCGTCAGACCCGACTGATTGCCGGAAAGGACCAGCGTTTTGTTGAAATCGGACAGGGTTGAGTTGCCCTGATACCAGGCATACGCCAGCGCACCGGTCGCCACCGCCAGCGAGGTGGCCCCCACCATCGGCAGGGTGATCGCACCGGCAAGCCCCCTGAACATGGGGATCATCCCGCCGAAGGAGTCCTTCACCTGCCCCCCCTGTTGCAGCAGGATCAGCCACGGACTTTGCCCGCCTGCAAGCTGCGTGGCCACGTCGGTGAACTGTGCAGGCAGCATACGCATGGCGGCTTTATACTGCCCGACGGAAATCCCCGCTTTCTGTGCAGCCAGCGCCTGTCGGCTCAGCGACTGTTCAACGACTGCCGCTGTTTTTTTCGCATCACTTTCCGTACCGGAAAAATGACGCCTGACTCTGGCCATCTGCTCGTCAAATCTGGCCGCATCCAGACTTAAATCAACGACCAGATCGCCTACCGGTTCAGCCATACCGGATTCCTCCTGCGATCCCTTCTGATACTGTCATCAGCATTACGTCATCCTCCGTCATGTCCGCCACATCCGGGGAAACGGGGATAACTTCATTCCCGTCCGGGCCAAAGCGGACACCTCCGGCAAGCCCTGTCGCTTTCTGCATCAGCACATCATCTTCAGGCTCTTCGTCAGCCTCGCGCCGGTTCAGCAGACTGAAATCCAGCGGATGCATATCCGGATCGCTGAAAAACAGGCTGAGCACGATGTACGTCAGCCCGGAAAAGTGCATATCCAGCAGAACATCATGAAAATAATGGGTACTGTAAAAGCGGTGCCAGTCGGCATACTCCGTGGATGACATCCCGGCAAGCATGGCACGCCAGTCGGGTCGCCCCATCTCGCGCGCCAGTTTCAGGGCAAAACTCAGCTCACCGTCGAACACTTTCCCGCAGAAACAGGCTCTGCAGGCCCGGCGTCCTCTGTCTGTTCAGGGGCATTATTCACAACAAACTCATACATACCAGACAGCCGGTACACCACGTTTTCAGCATGAGAAATTGCCTCTGTGGGCCAGGTGGTAAGCACTTCCTGCTCAATCTGTTTAACGGCTTCATTCATGGACGGCATCTGCGTCTTCTGCGGATGGTTATGCCACAGGGACATCGCCACCAGAAACGCGCCGGTTCTGATGGCGTCTTCCACAGTAAACTTCCGGTTGCTGTCTGACTCCGCCTGTTCTGCCTGCCGTTTCATCAGGGCGAGATGCTCAATACGCTGCAGGGCTGACAGTTCAGAAAGCGTGACGGTCACGCCGTTATGTTCAAATGATTCGGTTTTCAGGAACATCGCTGACTCTCCGGATTAACTGTCAGTGACAGTGATTTCTGCAACCGCAGCAAGTTCACCATTACCGGATACAACCGGAATGTTGACCTTACCTGCAGCAACGCCGTTCACGGTGATGGTCATACCACTGACCGACACGGTGGCTTTTGTTTTATCCGCAGACACCGCACGAAAGCTCTTGTCGGTTACGCCCTCCGGCTGGAAGGCCACGGTCAGCGTGGTGCTCTGCCCTTTCACCACCGAGGTGCTGGCAGGCGTCACGGTCATGCCGGTTGCCGCTGTTACCGTGCTGCGATCTTCTGCCATCGACGGACGTCCCACATTGGTGACTTTCACCGTGCGGGTGATCACTTCCTTCGCCGTCACCGCCTTACCGATACTGCTGACCCAGCCACGGAACACATCGACCGTGCCGTTCGGGAAGCGGATTTTATAGGCACGGGTATCGCCTTCATTAAACCACGCCAGCAGCGCCTGCTGCCCCTGCTCTCCGGGCATCCACGCCAGCGTGAAGCTGGTATCTCCGGCAGATTTCTGCCCCTGCCCGGTCGCAGTCCAGTCTGCATCTTCATCATCGAGATAGCTGTCGTCATAGGACTCAGCGGTCAGTTCGCCGGGCGTCAGGTCTTTAACTTTTGCCAGACGCGACCAGTCAACGTCTGAAAGCGGATTCGCATAAGGGTCACCGCTCCCCTTATAAACCCACAGGGTGGTCCCGGCACCTTTCACCGGCATTGTAGGATTTGGTACAGGCATAGCGTCCTCACATTTCATAGGTAATGACATAAGTCAGACCGGCTGAACTCCACAGGCCCGCATCATCGTCGCGCCGGTAGTCATAGCCGCTGGCCACCATACTGGTGATCAAATCTGACAGTGCCGGGATATCGCTCATCACCGGATAAATCCGGGACTCCATCCACGCATCCAGCTCTGAATCCGGCACCTGAGCAGGCAGGAAAACTTCGATATGCAGCTCCGCCTGCCAGGTATCGCTGTCCAGCTCTTCGCCCGTGTATTCAGCGCCGGTGAGATAAACGGCAACTGCCGGAAAATCCGCCTCATCAAAAACAGCGGGGCGACCATCAAAAAGCGTCGCCCCGGTGTCATGCTTCTCCAGTGCATCCAGTACGGCTGCACGGAGTTCAGTATGTTTCATCGCTTTATTACCATTCTCAGTTGATGCTGCAGCGCATAGCCCAGCTCTTTCGGAAGACGTTCACGCCGTATCCGTTCAATATTCTGTTTAAACGCCGTGGTCAGCGGCACCGCCATCGGGATTTTCACCACATCAATGGGGTAACGGTTTTTCCCGGCCACACGCTGCATGACATGCCAGCGGCCATTTTTCAGTTGCTGAATAAACGCGCCGGGAATACGACGGTTTCCCACCACAAGCACGCTGCCGCCACCTTTCAGGGCTGAACGCTGCCCCTTTTTACGACGCCTGCGTCGGGACAGGACAATCCGCGCGTTACCCTGCTTTATTACGGGCAAATCCCCCCGGTTAACCCTGATTCTGGCCTGCGGATTTTTGACCGTGGCCCTTTTCAGCCTGGCCCTTTCCTTTACCAGTTTCCGGCGTACCTTTGTCTCACGGGCAACCTGTGACGCAGACTGCGATATCGCGGATGACGCAACGCGGTTAATGGCCATTGCGGCGGCACCAGGCACCGCCGTTTTGCTGATACGGCTGAGGTTTTCAACGGCCTGCTCAAGACCTTTTATGGCCATACATCCCCCTTTCAGCGGCGACGGTTAACGGCAGGCGGCACGCCACGCCCAAGCCAGAGATGACAGCTTCCGCCATCATCCGGCGAAACCCGGTCTATCCAGAAGTTTTCCTCACCGATGGTCAGCGTGTCTCCACGCCGCAGCTGCCGCACCTCATCAGTCCGGACAAACAGGGACGGGCTGGAGCCTTCAACGCGCACGCCCTGTCCGGCATAGCTGATATTTTCAGGGTCATCAAAAACACCACGTATCACAGCACCGGACTGCTCACCGGATGTCATGGTGGCTGACGTTCCCATGTACCCGCGTATCGTTTCATCAGCGCGGGCAATGGCAGCATCGAACAGGTTATCGAAATCAGCCACAGCGCCTCCCGTTATTGCATTCTGGCCAGGCCACGTTCTGTCATTTCGGCTGCCACACCAGCAGAGACACGAAACGCCGTTCCCGGCAGCACAAATGCCACAGGTTCATCCCGCGTGGCGTGAAGTGCATCAGTATGCAGCTTCACCAGTGCCACGACCGTGACCAGAGCAGCCGTATCAATCACGGTATCCGGCTGCGCTGATACCACCTCATTTTCATGCCCGGTCAGCACATTTTCCGGCTGAGAGGGTGTCCTGACCGGCAGTGTCGCCCGTGTCATCAAGCTCTTCTTCCAGCTCTGCCACACGGAGCGCCAGTTCTTCTTTCGTCCCCGTCAGGCTGATATCACGGTTCAGTTGTTCACCCAGCGAGCGGAGACGGGCAATCAGTTCATCTTTCGTCATGGACTCCTCCACAGAGAAACAATGGCCCCGAAGGGCCATGATTACGCCAGTTGTACGGACACGAACTCATCAGGGTCAGCCAGCAGCATCAGCGGTGCTGACTGAATCATGGTGAACTCTCGCGCCGGATCGCCGGTGGTCACCCAGTTTTTCGGGTAACGGGCAGAGGCGTTAATGCCTTCGCGCTGTGCGTCCGCATCCTGAATGCAGCCATAGGTGCGCAGACCGCGTGCCTGAGTGTTCCCCAGCACCATCGTGTTGTCCGGCAGGAAGTTCTTTTTGACGCCGTTTTCCACGTACTGTCCGGAATACACGACGATGGCCACATCGCCATACATCCCCTTATAGGACACCGCTTTACCCAGGTCATTTCACCGCTGTCTCCAGCTCGGAATTAGAGCCACGACGGGTATCCAGCTTCTCCTTGACGGCTTTGAAGGAACGGAACAGCGCCCAGCCTTTCGGATCGAACACGATGATATTCACCACACCGCTGGCGTTCAGCGCGTAGGCTTCGATATCGTCGGTCGGGTCATACGTGGACTTGTCACGCTTGCTCCACTCCGTGCCGCCGGACTGCGTGATGTTATTCTCCTCACTGCGGCCCATATCCACCTCAACCGGATCGAAGGCTTCACCGGTCATGGTGTATTTGCCCTTAAGCACGGCAGAAACTGGCCTGCATCTCTTCGACCTGAGCAATGGCCAGCTCTTCGTCACGCATGTTCTGCATGATGATGCGACGGCGGCGGTAAGCCGGGTCCGCCAGATTCTGCGGATCTTCATCCGGCAGGCGACGCAGGGTCATCTGCGGATTCACTTCATGCTTCGGCTTGACATATCCCGGCGTAAATTCAGAGGTGGAGCCGCCACGGGAACGGATAACCTCACCGGAAACAATCGGCGAAACGTACAGCGCCATGTTTACCAGTCCCGGAATTTGTGAGAGATAGACTTTCTCCGTGGTGAAGGGATAGCTCTCACGGAAAAAGAGACGCAGAAACAGCGGATCAAACTTAAATTTCTGCTCATTTGCCGCCAGCAGTTGGGCGGTTGTGTACATCGACATAAAAAAATCCCGTAAAAAAAGCCGCACAGGCGGCCTTTAGTGATGAAGGGTAAGGTTAAACGATGCTGATTGCCGTTCCGGCAAACGCGGTCCGTTTTTTCGTCTCGTCGCTGGCAGCCTCCGGCCAGAGCACATCCTCATAACGGAACGTGCCGGACTTGTAGAACGTCAGCGTGGTAGCTGGTCTGGTCAGCAGCAACCGCAAGAATGCCAACGGCAGCACCGTCGGTGGTGCCATCCCACGCAACCAGCTTACGGCTGGAGGTGTCCAGCATCAGCGGGGTCATTGCAGGCGCTTTCGCACTCAATCCGCCGGGCGCGGTTGCGGTATGAGCCGGGTCACTGTTGCCCAGCGGCTGGTAATGGGTAAAGGTTTCTTTGCTCGTCATAAACATCCCTTACACTGGTGTGTTCAGCAAATCGTTAACGGCATCAGATGCCGGGTTACCTGCAGCCAGCGGTGCCGGTGCCCCCTGCATCAGACGATCCAGCGCAGTGTCACTGCGCGCCTGTGCACTCTGTGGTGCAGCTGCCAGAATGCGGCGGGCCGTTTCCACGGTCATTCCGGGGGTTTCTGCCAGAACGCGCGCCTGTTCTTCGCGTCCGTGAGCCTCCTCACAGTTGAGGATCCCCATAATGCGGCTGTTTTCTGCCGCAACCGCTGCGGTGATCTGCGCGTTCACGTCCGGCTGCGCCGCGCTGGCGTTTTCGCCCTCCGTCGCTGGCACCACGTCAGTAACGTCAGCCTGCGAAGCAGTGGCTGAAACAGTTGTTGATTGAGTCTCTTTGGTCATTCGCCCTCCTGAGAGACGGGATTTACGTGCATCCAGTGCATCACGCATGACGGTGATCGCATCGGTGCTGTTAACAAGTTCATCAGCCAGTCCGGCATCAATGGCCTCCTGACCGCTGTACACTGCAGCCTCGGTATCCAGCACAGCCTGCACGGACAGGCCGGTATATGCCGACACCTTCTGCGCAAACATCCGGCGGGTTGCATCCATCCGGGACTGCAGTGTCTCCCGGACGTCATCCGGAAGATGGCTGTAGGGATTGCCATCCACCTTATGGCTGCCGCTGTAAATCAGCGTGATTTCCACGCCCTGTTTCTCCAGGGCAGCACCGTAATTACTGTGAGCCATCATGACGCCGATGGAGCCTGTCCGGGCGGTCTGCGTGACCAGACGCCGGGAGGCGGCACTGGCAAGCAGCTGACCTGCACTGCAGTTCATGTCGTTGGCCAGCGCCCATACCGGTTTTATGTCACGCACACGGGCGATGATGTCAGCGCAGTCAAATGCCCCCGCCACCATTCCGCCTGGCGTGTCCATATCGAGCAGAATGCCGTCCACCATCGGGTCGCTGGCAGCCTGTTGCAGACGGGCGATAATGCCGTTGTAACCGGTCATCCCCGAGTACGGCTGCAGCGCCCGCGTCCGGCTGACCAGCGTGCCGGACACCGGCAGCACGGCGATGCCGTTCATGACCTGATAACTGCGGGCCTGTCGTGGTCCGTCATCATCACCGGATAATGCCAGCGTCGCGGGTGCCCCCTGGGCAGTCAGGCTGTCGCCGGACACCGCATCCGTCAGGCGGCTGATCCCAAGCTGGCCTGCAAGCGCACAAAAGAAAACCCGCGCATAGGCGGGTTCAAGCATCAGCGGCTCATTAAAGCCATGCTGGCAATATGCGGGAGATTACGCAGCTCTGCTGTCACTCTTCTCCTCCTCTGTTGATTGTCGCAGCCCGGATTCAAATGCCGCAGCCGCCCAGGCGGGTGGTTTAAGACCGGCTGCACGACGCTCCATCGTTTCACGGACCTGCTGGGCAAAAATTTCCTGATAGTCGTCACCGCGTTTTGCGCACTCTTTCTCGTAGGTGCTCAGTCCGGCTTCTATCAGCATCACCGCTTCCTGAACTTCTTTCAGACCATCGATGGCCATACGACCGGAGCCTATCCAGTCGCAGTTCCCCCAGGCACTGCGGGCTTCCTGAAAGCTGAAGCGCGCTTTTGAAGGTAACGTCACCACGCGGCGAACGATGGCCTCTTCCAGCCAGCACAGAAACATCTGGCTCGCCTGACGGGATGCGACGAATTTTCGCCGCCCCATAAAGTGCGCCCACGACTCGTTCGCGCTGGCCCGTGCCGTGGAGTAGCTCATCTGGGCGTAATTCCGGGAAAGCTGCTCATACGAGACACCCAGCCCGGCAGCGATATACCGCAACAGTGACTGCTCAAAAACGGAGTAGCCGTTATCCGTGTCCTGAGCCGTCTGCAGGTTCAGTGAGTCACCCGGCATCAGGTGCGGCACTTTTGCGCCTCCCAGCCGGACCGGTGCTGCGGCGTAATACGCGGCAATTTCACCAATCCAGCCGGTCAGCCTTTCCCGCTGCTCCTGACTGTTCGCGCCCAGAATAAAATCCATCGCTGACTGCGTATCCAGCTCACTCTCAATGGTGGCGGCATACATCGCCTTCACAATGGCGCTCTGCAGCTGCGTGTTCTGCAGCGTGTCGAGCATCTTCATCTGCTCCATCACGCTGTAAAACACATTTGCACCGCGGGTCTGCCCGTCCTCCACGGGTTCAAAAACGTGAATGAACGAGGCGCGCCCGCCGGGTAACTCACGGGGTATCCATGTCCATTTCTGCGGCATCCAGCCAGGATACCCGTCCTCGCTGACGTAATATCCCAGCGCCGCACCGCTGTCATTAATCTGCACACCGGCACGGCAGTTCCGGCTGTCGCCGGTATTGTTCGGGTTGCTGATGCGCTTCGGGCTGACCATCCGGAACTGTGTCCGGAAAAGCCGCGACGAACTGGTATCCCAGGTGGCCTGAACGAACAGTTCACCGTTAAAGGCGTGCATGGCCACACCTTCCCGAATCATCATGGTAAACGTGCGTTTTCGCTCAACGTCAATGCAGCA